TGGCATTCGAAGATCGAGGCCATCTTCCTCCAGCCATTCAACGAGGCGGAGGTAGTCGGCATAGATGCCGACAGGCCACTCCTCGATCTCCCGCCTCACGCGATCGTTGTAGTAGAGGATCGTCCACATGTTGGCGTGTTAACATATTTGATAACTTTGTCTACCCATTCAATGCACCCCCCCGGAGACAGCATGACACAATGGCCAGCTGATCAGGTCGAGCGCAGAAGCGTCTCGGCACTCGTGCCCTATGCCCGCAACGCCCGCACTCACAGCGAAGAGCAGGTGGCACAGATTGCCGCCTCGATCCGTGAATGGGGCTGGACGGTGCCGGTTCTAATGGATGAGGACGGCGGGCTGATCGCTGGCCACGGCAGGGTGCTGGCCGCCCGTAAACTTGGCCTTGCCGAGATTCCGGTGATGGTCGCCAAAGGTTGGAGCGAGGCCCAGAAGAAGGCTTATGTGATTGCCGACAATAAGTTGGCATTGAACGCTGGTTGGGACCTTCAACTTTTGGCTGTCGAATTGGAAGATCTTCAGAGCCTCGACTTTGACCTAATGCTCACGGGTTTTTCCGACAACGAACTTGGAGGCCTGCTGGCGCAAAGCAGTGAAGGGTTGACGGATCCCGACACGGTTCCTGATTTGCCGCAGACGCCAGTTTCAGTCCCAGGTGATGCTTGGATCATGGGTGATCATCGGCTTGTGTGCGGGGATAGCACTGTCCAGACCGACGTCGACAAGCTGATGCAGGGTGAGCTTGGTGATATGTTGTTCACCGATCCACCTTGGAATGTAAATTATGGCGCGGTCAAAGCAGGCAATGCGCAAGGATATAAGCCCCGTAAAATCCTGAACGATCATATGGACGAAGCCAAGTGGTGCGAATTTGTAAGCGGGTTTTGTGCCTCATTCTATGTCGTTACGAAACCTGGCGCGCTCGCTTATGTTGTGATGAGCGCTCAGGAATGGCCCGCAATAGACAAGGGCCTGCGCGATGCGAAGTTTCATTGGTCGTCGACGATCATCTGGGTGAAGGACGCACTCGTTCTATCCCGCAAGGACTATCATACGCAGTACGAACCCTTGTGGTATGGATGGAACGAAGACGGACCGCGGATCATGCATGTGCCGGACCGCAAGCAGTCTGACATCTGGAACATTCCTAGGCCGAGGGTCTCTGACCTGCATCCGACCACGAAACCGACGCAATTGATTGAACGCGCGCTACTGAACTCTTCTGCTCGCGGCGCTTTGGTGGTCGATCTTTTTGGAGGCTCGGGCTCAACGTTGATCGCTTGTGAACAGCAGGGCAGGCGATGCCGCTTGATGGAACTTGATCCAAAATATGCCGACGTCATTGTTCAACGCTGGCAGGATTTTACGGGAAAGAACGCGGTCCATGAATCTGATGGCCGAACGTTTAACGAAATCGCCGAAAACGAAGCTGCATCTGGGTCCGGTGAACGAGTAATAGGGTAAGCCGCTAAGGCCGGCGGCAAAATACTTGGGGTCCATGTGGTGATACTTCCAGCATGCATAAGGTCGCGTCTCAGACTTCATTTTACATGTCAAAGCTTGTTTGGCGTGCGTTCAACTGTGCGAAACACAGGAGCTTGGCAGTGAGGCCTGGAACAAAACCAAAGCCAACCCACCTCAAGCTCGTCACTGGCAATCCAGGCAAACGGGCGCTGAACCGCAAAGAGGCAAAGGCCAAAGCATCGATACCCGCGCCGCCGGTCCATCTCACCGCCGATGCGGTCGAGGAATGGAACCGGGTTGCAACGGATCTCTTCAACCTCGGCATTCTTTCTGAGATCGACCGGTCGGCCCTGGCTGCTTACGCGCAGGCCTACGGACGCTGGGTGCAGGCCGAGCGCGCGATCGCCAAGATGGCCGAGAAGGACCAGCTGACCGGCGGGCTCATGATCAAGACCTCCAACGGCAACGCGATCCAGAACCCTCTGGTTGGCACCGCCAACAAGGCAGCTGCGGACATGATGCGCTACGCTGCAGAATTCGGGATGACGCCCAGTGCCAGGAGCAGGATCGCGGCAGCGCCGCCAGAAGATGGGGGAGACCCCGCCGACCGCTTCTTCGCCTGATCGTACGCTGGCTTATGCCAATGCTGTCGTGTCAGGCGAGACTATCGCCGGGCCGCATGTTCGCAACTCTTGCCAAAGGCACATCGCGGACCTGAAGCGCAAGGATGGCATCTGGTTCGACCAGACGGCCGCCAATCATGCCTTTGCCTTTTTCGAGGAGGTACTGAAGCTTTCCGAAGGCCAGTTCGAGGGCCAGCCTTTCCAGCTGGAACCAAGCCAGGCCTTCATTATCGGCTCGCTATTTGGCTGGAAGCGCAAGGATGGCAGGCGCCGGTTTCGCCGGGCTTACATCGAACAGGGCAAAGGCAACGGCAAGTCGCCGATTGCTGGTGGCATTGGCGTTTATGGGATGACAGCCTGCAAGGAGGCGGGCGCTCAGATCTATGCGGCTGCCGCCAAAAAGGAGCAGGCCAACATCCTGTTCCGTGACGCGGTAAAGATGGTGCGGCAATCCCCAGCGCTGGCCCGTCGGTTGGAGTTCTCCGGCGGTCCGGGCCGCGAGTTCAACATAGCGCATTTGCCGTCGGGCAGTTTCTTTCGCCCGGTGTCGCGCGATACGGGCAAGACAGGGTCAGGCCCTCGACCTTACTTTGTATTAGCGGACGAGGTCCACGAGCTACCGGACCGCTCGATTATCGAAATGCTGGAGCGCGGTTTCAAGTTCCGCCGCGATCCGCTACTGTTCATGATTACCAATTCAGGGTCAAACCGAAATTCAGTCGCCTGGGAGGAACACGAACACGGGGTCCGTGTGGCTGCGGGCAATCCCGATGCGGTGCTGGACCCGACTTACCTCGGCCAAGTCATCGACGACACGACGTTCAGCTATGTCTGCGCGCTCGATGAGGACGACGATCCGCTGACTGATCCCAGTTGCTGGATCAAGGCTAACCCGCTCTTGGGCGTGACGATCACCGAGCAGTATCTCTCCGAAGTTGTGGCCCAGGCTAAAGCCATCCCGGGCCAATTGAACGGGATCTTGCGGCTTCACTTTTGCATCTGGACGGATGCCGAAACCGCCTGGATGGCGCGTTCGACGCTGGAACCATTGCTGGCCGAGTTCGATCCTAAAGGGGGACAACCAGTCTGGCTTGGATTGGACCTCAGCCAGAACCGGGATTTGACTGCACTGGCCGGCGTCCAGCGCAATGGCGAAAAGGATGGCAAGCCGTGTTTTGATGCTTGGGTCGAGGTCTGGACGCCGGGCGATACGCTGTCGGCACGGGTGCTGCGCGACAAGCAGCCCTATGACTTATGGGTCGCTGGCGGATTTCTGAATGCGCCCCAAGGCGAGAACATCAGCTTGCGGCAAGTGGCGCAGGCGCTGGCTGAACTGGACAGTGACTTTCGCGTCGAGACCGTGGCCTACGACCGTTATGCGTTTCGCCGATTTGAAGAGGAAGTCTGTGACCTTGGCCTATCGGTCAATTTTGTCGAACACCCACAAGGCGGCACCAAGCGCGGCAAACTTGAGGACGGAATGAGCGAAGGCCTGTGGATGCCAGGGTCGCTGCGGCATCTCGAAGAACTTATCCTGGAAGGCCGGATCCGGCTCAAACGCAATCCGGTGCTGATCTCAGCAATGATGTCGGCGGTCACCGAGACCGATCGCTGGGATAACAAGTGGCTCTCCAAGCAGCGGGCAATCAACAAGATCGACGCAGCTGTGGCGCTGTGTATGGCAGTGGGGGCAGCAATGGCAGGCGACACCTCCGGCTCGATCGATGACTGGCTGAAGAGCCTGTACGCATGAATCTATTCCAAAAAGCGCTAGGATACGTGGCGCGCTCCATCGGACTGACCGATCCACGCCTTACCCAGGCAGTCGGTGGCCGCATGACTACTACCGGCGAAGTGGTATCCACCGCCTCGGTGTTGGGCCTCGCTTCGGCTTGGGCCTGCGTCAATCTGCTTGCCGGCACGATCGCTTCGCTACCGCTCATGGTCTACCGGACCCGGAGCGGAGTGCGGACGGTCGCCACCGACCATCCGCTTTACCGGATACTTCATGACAGCCCGAACGCCGACCAAACTGCAGTCGATTTTTGGGAATTCATCTGCGCCTGCATTGAGCTTGGCGGCAATGCCTATGCAGAGATCATTCGGGGCAGCAACGGTCGGGTTGTGGCCCTCAGCGTACCCATCGCGCCTGAGATCATGGCGGTGCGCCGTCTGCGCGACGGCAGTCTGCAGTATGAATGGTCTGACAACGGTATCCGTTTGGTCGCTGCCCAGGAAAATATGCTTCACATCCGCGGATTTGGCGGCAATCCGCTGGGCGGGCTCTCGACATTGTCGTTTGGCC